TGTGTTAAATACCTGTTAGCTAAGTTATCCTGTATGTTTGAAGTTACATCAGCCATACGGTCATCATAAGACCTACGAGCAACAGCATCAGCAACTCCTGCTCTACTGGAGTTGACATTGCCACTACCTGACGCAGCCATGTTAATAGCAGGTAAAGTTTGTTCATTAAGTTGTCTTGTGCTGTCTCGCATAGCTGCTTGAACCAACGGACTAGAGTTATTAACTGCATAGTTTGTAGCGTCTCCTATGGCATCCTGACCTGCCTGATTGTATAAGTTAGAGTAGTTGTTTGCGAAGTTGGCACCTTGGTTCATGAAGTTTTGAGCGTTGTCCATTTGACCTTTGCCAAACTGGTTCATGTAGTTATAACCTGCCGTAGACATGTCGTTCATGTTGGCATAGGTGTCACCACTGTAGGCACCTTTGTCTAAGGCATAGTTTAGACCATCTTGGCCACCTTTATAGCCGTACTCAAGGTATGGCTTTGCTAAGTTAAACCCTGCCATTTGAGCCTGTGTGGCTGCGTTCTGAGCTGCAGCATTTTTCTTAGCTGCACTCTTGTTCATCATACCACCAATGACGGCACCTGCGATTTGACCCCACATACTATATTCCTTCCATGTTAAACGGCTACCCAAGCAGTTCCGTTGTAAACGACTAATCCACTAAACCCATTTGATAAGGGGTTCCATGGTGACACGGCAAACCTGACCATGCCTTTAATCTTGTTCTCAGGCTCTACATCAGCAACAACGATAGCTGCTACTTGTAGTTGTCTGATTGCATTTTCTATTCTTTGTAATTCATCCTGTAGGTATCTTCTCATACCCTCTTCAAATACAGGGTACTGGCCTCTAGTATATCCTTGGACGACTACGTTTGTTTTACTATCGACTGCCATTACCACTTCACCTTATTACTCCAAAAGGCAGCAGACATTTTACCTTTTGAAATATTAGCACCATGCCTTGCCTTAAAGGACTTAGCTCTTTTAGTCATTGTCTTGTCGCCTGTCTTACCTTGCTGACCAAACCTTATAGTTTTTATCTGGTCACCTACTTTAGCGACAACCACATGACTTTTAGTTTTATGAGTTGGTGTCTTCTTAGGTTTGTTAAAACCACTTACACCTACTCTTTCTAGCCTTGGATCCTTAGCCATGTGTATCTCCTTATCTTGCACCAGTAGCTGATATGTCGATGTCAAATCCTGAGACCTCAAAGTCCTTATTGTCAGACACAAGTATCTTATAACTCAGGTATCGACCTGAGGAACGACTATCAATCTTATAGTCACTGCCTGTGTTAAATGTAGTTGAACTTCCATAGGTTGGATCTGAGTTAGGAACGTCAGAGGCACCGAATGTAAATGTAATACTTTTGTTTGAGTTAGTGGTTGTAGCCTGAGGGTATATGGCATTGACCACCTTATATCCACTTAACGGAACTTTAGTCTCATCTAAGTCTATGCCGACACGCTCTACCTGAGACGGCTTTATGGCCTCGGTATCTAACTGAAAGGCAATACGTCCTTCATCGGATAAGTCTAATGCATATAACTTGTCTGAGGTTAAACCATCGGCTGTTAGTGATTCACCAACCATTAACGTATGTCTGTCAAAGCTGTCTTCCTGAGCGTAGTAGGTGCCACCAGTTAAGTCATACTGTAAACCAGTTGCCCCTGCATAGGTAACAATTGAGTTTACGTTAGCCACGGTACCTGAGGATACGTTAGGTAAATCCATGAATGACCATGTGTTGTTTCTGTAGTTATAAACTGCAGCTCGGTTACACCTTGTCGCATTAGGGAAGTTAACTAGGTTGTCACCTGATAGGTAGCAGAAGTATATCTCATTAAGCGTTGGGTTATGCTGAACAAAGAACCTTTCCTTGGCTGTGTTGTTCAGGCCGTTGTAAATGAATGTCCTTACTCTTTCGTCACATATAGACTGCTTGGATGTACCATCGTGAACGTATATATCAAAGGCACCAAAGGCATAGTGTTTTCCGTCTACCTCGACAACACAGTTCTGATTGATCAAGCCACAGTCAGTAAATAGCTTTCTGAAGTTAAATATAAAGGTACCACCAACAAACTCCATAAGCCAAACTTGGTCACTGGAGTATACAATGAAGTTACTACCTAAAGGCATACCATCGATAATACCTGTCTGCATTTCACCTAAGTCATTAAAACCTGCAGACTTAGTTAAGTCAGTCTCATCCCAACTATCAGGCACGTTGTCTGCTAAGGCAATGTTAGACCACCTGACACGAGTAGGGAAGTTACTGGATCCCTCGGTTGTGTTTAGTGCAAGTAGGAAGTCGTTGTATGACCTGAGGGATGCACATCGGTATGACGTAGGCCAGTTCGTTAAGTCAGCAAAGTTAGTACCTGCTGAGGTTCTAAAGACAGGCACTCGGTCTTGCCTGTTTATATAGGTAACTGAAGACAGAGTAGTTCCTGTAAAAGGTCGTGGATCTGAACTGCCACTGATTGAACCACTTCTGTCTGAGACGACACCTGAGTTATATTCTTTGATAACATAGGCATCAGAAATCATTAGCACACTGTCGTAGCCAGTAGAGGGAACGACACCATACGAGAAACGAGGGGTGAATCCCAATGATCCTTTTACGTTTCTGAAGATCGGTGACCTACGGACTTTCCCCTCGTCAAACCTTACATTCAAAGCCTCGCTAAAAGCATTCACTGGTATGTTGTATGAGCTTTTATCAGATATAACTCCAACAGAACCTAAGTCTCTTATTGGAAAGTTACTGCCCATAATATCTAATCACTTTCTGTAATCGGTATTTCTTGTCTTCTAAGGTGGTGGTACAAGGCTGTATCCATTCTCTTAATAATCTTAAGGATCTCTTCATACCTGTCGTCTAAGACTTTCTGTTGCTGTGTCGATGTCATAGGAAACGACCTTCCTTAACTTCTGAACACTTCCACTTAACGGCTCTATATCCATTTAGGTATGTTGGCACTTCACTGCCTATCTCTAAGGCTCTTGCCTTACATGCATTGTATGTCTCATAGACAACTGGATACTGGGTGTTTTCCAAAACCATGCACTGGTTAGGGTTGACAATCATGCATACGATAACAGCTACCTTAAACATGTTGTCACCTATATAGAGTTAGTTGCTGAGTAAAAGTCGTTGAGGTCAATTGTTCCTGAGGTAGGTACACTGGCATTAACAGTTACTGTAATTGTTTTTGTAGAGGAGCTGTCTCCACCAAAGTTAAATGAATTGTTTGACCAACCTGCACTTGTACCAGTAAATGACCCTGTAATCGTATCCCCTGCAGTCGCTGTGCAAGTACCATCGTAATAGGCAGTACTGTCGTTAGATGTTAAGCCTTGGTTAATCTGCTCGGTGCCATTCTTATTTATGACGATTGTAGCTGTATTGGGATTACCAAATCCACCATAGTAGTATGCAAATCTGTAGTTATATGTACCAGTCTTATCTACTGTAAAAGACCATGACTGAATGTTAGCTGCACCGTTGTCTGACCACCTAGAGTAACTAAATAGGTTACTGCCGTTAAAGTTTAAACCACTGTCAATACTACGGCCTGAGTTATTAGTGGTTGCTGAGGTAGAACCTGCAGTAGCCGTATCCGACAAACTAGAGGGAACGATACTACCACCACGATAACATTCACTCAGGGCAATGGAACCAGTGTCACCAAACTCAGTACGAATGTTATCCATGGATATGGTACCACTAGACTGGATAGCCATTACAGGTACATCCTTCCTTATGTGTATCTAATTCCTTCTTAAGCTCCTTAATAGATTCTATGAGTAGGGGTACTAACTTCTCATAGTGTACCGTCATGTATGTAGGGTCGATAGGAGCCTCAGCTATTACCTCAGGCATGATAGCTTGTACGTCCTGAGCAGAGACCCCTACCTCCACCTTATCTTCATAACCGTAATCTTGAGCTATCTCATTAGGTCTGAAGTAAAACCCATTAAGAGACATTACTTTGTCTAATGCTCCATCAATGGGTTGGATGTCGGTCTTAAGTCTCATGTCTGAGTAGTAGGCTGTCACGTTGCCTGTGGATCTAACTTCTGCAAAGGTAACCGTAGAGTTCGTAGCAACAGCCTGTCCTATAGATACCGTGGGTGTTGCACCCTCGGATCCTGAGTTGGCGACTGTAACTCCTGTACCTGCAGTTATACCTGCAACGTAGTTACCTGCTGTATGTGTACCGAGGGTAAGTCCTGAGCCACTGAGGCTGAGGTTACCGTTGATAGTCAATGTGCCAGTTACGGTTGCCCCTGAGGTACTGGCAGCTACTCTTGTTGTTCCGTTTGAATCTAGTAGTGAACTGGGGTCAGTGTTCAACTGGGTGTGGGTCGCTGTGACTGCACCAGTGATGTTGGGGAACGTAGCTTTAATGGTAGTTTTAATTAAACGTAAATGGTCATCGGCCTGTGCTAGGGCATCGGTGGACGTTGGGTTAGTGGTCACTAATCCATTGATATACGTTGAGCTTTCTAAGGCCATGGTTTTTTCCTTCTCTCATGTAAAAGGTCGAACAACAATAACAACAACAACAAGGCTTTAACTCTTTTTTGAAATTAGTATTATTATTAGAGTACTGGGGGTCTAAAATCTGAAGTATGGTACCTAAATTGAACGACAATAACAGCTAAGTACTTGATATCTATAGATATCTTAGGTCAACAGACTAGTTATCTGATTACGATATAGTACCTATGTATCTTAAGTCATTAGACATTATCTGAAGATTATTCGTAATAGGTATATTTAAGGTCGTTGAAAATAGGGATCTCACTTGCTTATTTACTCAAGTTCTATCTCTAGTCTATCCACTGTATTACCAGTGATACACCTCTATATACCCTGTTTACCGTTGATATCTCCTAAGGGTGGACACAATTGGATCTATAGACTACTAAAGTATCAATTAGTGTCTAGTGACAAGACATTAGTGACCCCTTGATAACCTGTTACAATAGTATACATTAGTACATGTGAACTGCTTAGAGATAGCCTGTGTTACCTTGCTGTAGCAACTTATAGTTGGCATTCTAACCAGTTCACACCCTTACTTCATGTTATCGATGGTACTCTTATCTTATCCAGTAGCCTAGCCTCATGCTCCTCACGCCTCTTAGGAATGACTGTTTGCATGTAGGCTATTTGCTCCTGACTACTCATGGATGACCACCTACTTATTTCATGTAATGTCCTGTGACAGCCACTGCATCTACCGATCTCAGTGTCTATCTTACATACATGTTCACAGGGTGAGTTAGTCATTAGACTATTTCACAGGCACCACCGACACAGGCTAGTTCCTGAGATCCTATGGTGTTATCCTGTTCCTCATACTCACTGAGTTTAGACCAGTCGATATCCTTTGGCATAGCCTGAGACATGATGTCATACTCAGACTGGTCACAGTCCTGATAGGGAGCCTGTTGGTAGGTATGGTCACTGAAGGGAAGGAACGACACACCACTCATCCAGTCGAAGTTCAGGTAAACCCAAGCACCTACTGTTAGCCACTCATGCTCCTTCACTGACACAGTGACTGATGGCTTATGTTCACACCAGTTCTTTTGGTATGTTAGCCACAGCTCTAGCTGATCTACTGCAGACTTATCAGTCCTGAAGACTGCATTGCTAGGTGCTTCCATAGGGAAGGTGAACACTGTAGTATTGTCAGGGTTCATCACATCGTCCTCAGCAGGTATACCTTGGTCTACCATTAACCTAGTCAATGGGTCTTTCTTATCACCTCTGACTG